CCGCTTTTGGAGCCGCTTTTGGAGCCGCTTTTGGAGCCGCTTTTGGAGCCGCTTTTGGAGCCGCTTTTGGAGCCGCTTTTGGAGCTGCTGCAAATTGCTTTGCAATAAATCTTTGGAATCTAATATAAGACCCATAAGCTCTATTAATTACTGCGTAAGGGACAGGAACTTCTGCATCACTACGATACTCGCCTCTGTCCAATACTTTACCTAGCTTTTGAAAGTAACTTAGTACTTTTGATTCTAGTTCTGTTTTTGTCATTGTTATTCCTCTGAGTTTGGTTTAGGCTTTTTCGGAGCCCCACCTTCCTGACCTGAGACACCAGATGCTGAGCCAGATACATTTGCCGGAATTCGAACTTTTTCTAGTTCAGGATCCGATATATCCTCAAGTCTAAGCCTACTTCTTGCCTCGGCACCCGTCATAATTCCATTATTAACTAGTGCTGAGTAGTACTGGGCTTCATCTTTAAGTTCAGGTCTTAGGGCTTCTACACCTTGCACAACAATTTCCATGTCATACGAAAAGAACCTTTCTAAACCTGCTACTAACTTTCGTACTATTGGAAGTACTGTACTTAAGTAAAATAGTCGCAGATTCGGGTTTATATTAGCATTGTTACCGGAGTCTAGAAGGATAGGAGGAACTCCTAATGCCTTTAGGATTCTAGTCTCGTGCGCAGTAACTGCGTCTTCAAAATCTAAGTCTTTAAACGACTTCTGATTTATAGTATCTAACTCTAGTCCACCATCTAAGATTAGAGGTCTTCTGCCTCCTGATCTAGGGTTATACTTTCTGATCCAAGATTCTAGTAATCTTTCTTTAACTTTGGCAGATAATGTATTAGGACTTTTTATTACAAGTCCTGGTACTGCGCCGTTGCTAAAGAAGTTATCTTGGAAGTCATGCATTTTAGCTAGTGTATCTAATGACCTTGTAGCTGAGGACAGTCTGGAGTCCCCTCTAAAGATAGAGTTTGCAGAGTTCTCCTTTATATGAATTATCTCTTCTGGCTTAAATTTCTTTTGCTCGTACTTATAGTGATTAATAAAAGTTTTTTTGTCTGATATAATCTCTACGTTCTGTGCGGGTAGATGGTATAAGTGTGCTCCATCAAAGTACATAAATATGTTACCCTCAGTAATAAAATCTAGGAATATAGCGCGTCTAAACGTACTACTATCCTGGTAAGGGTTCGGTTGATAATTTATCAACTGGTCAATTTTGTTCTTTCTAAGAAGAGCGTTCCCTGCGAAGGGTAACTTATCTCCTACATCTATGTTAATTGAAGCTGCGGCGTCTACAATAAGGTTAATACCTCTGTTAACTACCTCTACTTCTTTGTATGCTACGTTGTATCTTCTCCACGGTTTCGTCGATGCTGAAGAGCTTTCAGATCCGTGTATATCAGGCTGTGCTGGATTTAGTTTTGATACAAACTTATCAAATAGTCCCATATTCTTTTTTCCTACGTTTTTGTACCCAACGTTCTTGCTTTGGGCCGGTAGTCAGATTAGGCTTCTTACCATATATACTGTGAAGTTTCAGATGGTGCGTATGGCAGAGGGTTACTGTTTCGTCGTACACTTTCGCGTGCTCCTCTTCAATAAATCTGTCACGAACTCCCATGATGTCATCTACAGTATTAATAGTAATTCCGTTCTCTTTCAACCATTTCTCTAATAACTCAGTCATTCCATAAAAGTGGTGAAAGTCTAATTCCTCAGTACTGCCACATATTTTACACTCAGAGTCTTTATCGTATGCGCTCTTAGCGCGGTCACGGACATACTTTACTATGTCCCTCTTTAATTCTGTCATATAATTAACCTTGAATAATCAAGTATTTTTCTTATATCTCTAATTTTTATACAGTAATTATACTTGTGTTGGAGCAAAAAGTCAAGACATATTTTTCCGGTGTCCTTAATCAAAAGGTAACGTACGCAGCTACGAAGGTATATAAACTGTACCTAAGAGCATCCGCCATATGCGAAGCCATGTTATGAACGGGCTTCTCCTTTAGTAAATTCAAATTTGGATCCCATTGATACTGATCCAAGGAAGCTAAGGACTTTTTACATCTCTGATCTACTATAAGTTGGTTGTTCTCTACTATTGTAGCCACCGAGGAGATTCCCGCCAAAACATCTTTTGTAGCGTTGACCGTCGAAATATCGTAGTCTTGAGCCAGGTCCCACCGCATTTGCTGCGCGGCGGAATCAATGTAAATGACATCGATGTCCCACTTCTCTATTAAATCTCGAATAACTTCAGCATGCTGCTCAGTAGTTTTCTCGGCTTCCATGTATTCGTCGACAAGATAATATAGCTCTGTTTCCCAATCGTAAGCCATTACACAAAAGGCAGTAGGGTCTCTATATCCGACATCGAGACCTGCAAACACATCCATATTGCTAACATCTAGATCCTCTAGGTCCTCTACACAATTCTCGAAATCGAAGTCCCAAATCTGTCCCTCAAACTGGTTGAAGTCCGCAAGGTACTCCTGTGAAAATTCAGCCTTCGACATTCCCTTTTTAGCTTCTTCAATATCTTTAGCACTTACACGGGGATTTTCATGGTATGTAGCATGTATACTAGCCCAGTCCGTGAATTCTTCACTAAAACCTCGATGATAGAAGTCTGCGAACCAGTTGTTTCTACCACGAGGTGTAGATATGAAAATAGCCTTGGAATTTGGCTTGTCAAGAGTAGGTCTAAGAGCAACATTAAATGCCTCTAAGCCGTCTGATAATGCAGCCTCGTCGAAGATAATCAAATCATACGAACGACCAACCACGGAATCTACTTGATTCACAGAGCCCATACGAATAGTAGAGCCATTGGAAAGTTCAATAATTTTATCCTTCGCATTGTCTCGAGTTACCTCAAGATCGAAATGTTTGATCAGGCTACGCTGTAGATCGAATGAAATTTGAGAAAGTGAGTAGTTGGGACTCATTATCAGGATATTAGTACCAGGAACTAAGGCAGATAGCTGCCCTATAATATTTGATATATATGTTTTGCCCTGGCGTCGAGATAGTGCAGCAACAATAAACCTATACTTAGGGTTGTTAACTGCATTAAGTAGGGCTACCTGGGACCTAATCGGTTGAATCCCTAGTAACTCCATGTAACTATCTATAGGTAATTTAATAAACCTATCTGCTTTGTCGAAAGTTTGAATACTTTCGGCACTAATATCATCTCTGCTAATCTCTAACATTTATTATCTCTTCATTGCGGCTGACCCAAAGTAAAAGCCTATAATATTCATAATAGCTACAGGTAGCCACTCTGGGGTTACAAACCCCTGTAAAGTAATGTACTCAGTTACAGTATGTGTAGTATCTATAAATAGGAACTTAACCCCCTCTGTAATCTCAATAGGTACATTGGTTTGAATCCCCAGAATAGGGGCCAGGAATACAATTCCGATCCCTGCCATTAAACTCATAATAACTATGAAGCGCCTAATCCAGGCTGCATTAGGGTTCTGCATCTGACGTGCATTATTAACGCCCTTCTCTACTTGTAGATTAGACTGCATTAACATTTTATGTTGCTCAGCTTTATCAGCCTGCGCCTGCCCCCACATCTTCATTAGTCCACCCATTGCGGTGGACCCTAACATACTTATTGCTTCAATTGGTAATCCAAACATATATTCTCTCCTATTTCTTGCAATTGCAAGTAGTTTTCTTAGGTGTATCTAGCAGCTTATCAGCTACTTTGTACACTACTGCTTTTAGTCCAAAGATCACTAGTACTAGTATGCCTACGATAGTAGTGTACCATTCTGGTGCTTTGCCTAAGTTTTCCCACGCCTGAGCAAGAGTTACCTCGCTAAAGATAGGGGCTAGAAAGTTCATGACAATAGGGAAAGAGAATACAATTACTATTGCTTCATCCTTCCAACTATTGTCCATGCTTTCTTCTGCAATTTGATGATCTAGTTTCTTTTCTTCTTCCATATTCATACTCTCTTACTCCTTGCCTAACAACAATACATAAATGGGGCCCAATCACAGGTCGCCATGAGTAATTCACCATTTATATATGGCAAAAGTGCTACCCCTTCCATATTAATTTGCAAGAGGATTGTCTAATGCTCGTTGTACCTTAGCATTTAACCTATCCTCCAACTCTTTTATGTCTGTTTTATTAGATGCCCTTAATTGGTCACGTTTAGTTTCAAATCGTACTTCAGCATCATCAATCATATCTCGTACTTTATCCTCTAAAGCATTAACATCATCTTCTGTTCTATCCGATACCTTTTCAATTCTACTAATATCATCACGTAATCCGTTTTTGATATCTCTTGTATAATCCAATGTACTTTCAATCTTAGCATCCATCAAATCCATTTGAGTTTGATAAGCACCAACATCTAAGTTAGCAATACCTTCAATCTTCTGATACATAGTGAATCCACCATACAACGTACCCATCACTGTAGATAATACAGCGAATGCCATACCTAATTGTGTAGGGGTCAGTTTATAACCAAGGATACTAAATTCACCGTTGGCGAACTTATCCTTAATTGCATCAATTTTATTTAAGTCTTTGCTTAGGTCTGACATATTAATTCTCGAATTGTAATCTTCTAAGTTTCTTCAACTCTTGTTCTAACTTCACCACTTCTAATCGTTTCTTTCTAAGTTCCAATTGGTATAACGTGTTACAGTTTATACGTTCCTTTGGAGCATTCAATGGTATTACTATCCTTGCATATAAACCCAAATCCTTTGTTGTAGGATTATCTGGATCATCAGAACTAAATGGTGTTTGAGCATTATTAACAATACCTGTTATACCAAACTCCATATTCATTGTACCACCAATAGCATTAGAACAATCTAAATTACCTGCTCTAAACTTATCAGATGCATAGCTATTTGTCATAGAGGGTAACTGTAAAGACAATGCATTATTAGCATTCACATTTAAACTTAACATCATTAATATAAAGAAGTATCTCATTTTATCTTAGAACAAATCCTAGATGCTATACCTGTTGATATAACATCACTCTTAATTAGTTTAGACTTAGAACAAATATATGTTGAATTACTCAAGTCTTTAGTATTAATGTATAAATCAAATGACACCGTTTCAAGGTAATCCATTTGAAGTAGTTTATATGAAGTTACAAAAGGTACTGGTTTCCATTCAGAATCGAATACTCCTATCTCATAATACTTTACATCGTTACGTCTGTTAAATAATCTCATCTTAGTCTTCATAACACCAGACACAAATGATGATTCAAACTTTGGATAAGTTGGTGTCATTTCGTGTGCTTTCGCATCCATTACTAATATAATGCCGGCTAGTGCGAAAAGAGTAGCATTCATTATTGCGACACACTTTACCCCTTTCATATTACTTAGCGATACACTCAGCAACTAATACAGCACTGTACACACCACCTGGAAATGCTTTGTCATACCCGTTTGTGGCAGATAGAGTAGCAGAGAACCAAGTTGAGCCAGCAACCGTTAGGTCGTATTCAGTAGTAGCATCATATGTTACCTTTGCCGCTTCATAACCAGACATACCAGCATCAGAAGTTTGTGCTACCGCAGTTGAACCAGTCCAAGTAACTGTATCAATTAAAGCAGGTGAAGATGAGAAACTTGTAGGAGTTGTAATCTTTGCTTTGTATGAATCTGCTAATGTGATATCATATCTTACAACTGGTAATACACCACCTGATGCAACTGCTGTACTTAATGTATGTGGGGTAGGGTTGCCATACACACCTGGAATATCCGTTGTGATTAGACATCTCATTTGAACATTACCTTGTACAGGCACATCTGTTGCCATTACGTTTAAAGCCAAAGTGGCTGCTACTACTGTTAATACGTTTTTCATATTATTCTCCGTTATATTGCATTTCAACCATTTCATTATGTTTTTGCTGTTGAGCAAGACCCATTCTTGCTCCTTTCTTATTATCGGGTAAGTGTTTAAATGCAATATAACG